ACGGTATCGCCCAGAGAACCGGCGCCGTAGCCCTGCAACCCGCCCAACAGAGCGCCTTGGAAACCGCCGGAACCTGCGCCGGCCGCTGCGCCGATGCCCGCTGCCAAATAGGGCATACCAAACGCGCCAAGCCCTACTTCAGCAACCGTCTGACCAATTCCGCCGCCCAAAAACGAAGGCGATGTTGGGTTGAAGAAATTCCCGCACTGCAACAAATTACGTTCGCCAGTGCGTTCAGCGCGCGCGCGTCGAGTCGTGGAATCGGCAAATATCATGGCGTCACCCCTAATGCAGCATCCTAAAATAGCCGCCAATAGGACTGAACCCCATGCGGCCGATAAATTCGTTCGTTTTCTCTGCGGTAATGCCTGAATTGTTGATCCAGTTGATCGCATCTGGATGTGCTCCTAACTCCAGCGCCTTGCGTTTGTACCCGCTGACCAACCGAACAGCATAAGGTCCGCCGCGGTGTTCGGGCAGCACATAAAGCGGCAGATTGAACGCCTCCTTATCGTACCCGAACCACATCTCCTGAACCATGCCTATGACAACGCCGCAGATCGGGTCGCCATCGACAAGGATAATCCCTCCGTCGGTAGACATCAACCATTTCAAGAAATGTGCCACTTTTTCCATATCCCGATTGAAAATCGAGTTGATGGATTCTTCGTGCATGATTTCCAGAATCGCCAGAATTTGCGGCAAATCCGATGGTTTCGCATCACGAATCATATAATCCCCGCCCATGAACCGCCGGATTTGTAGTAAATGTGCGTCGTAACCCCTCCGTCCGACCGGAAATAGTAATCCCCGTTTGACCCGTTCGCGTTATTCGGCGCCCCGGTTCCCGCCCACAATGACGACGCAGACTGCGACGCGCCCGCCGGCGTCGCCAGATACATCGTTCCGCCAGCTACGGCGATGCTCGACGGCGTAATCGCGCCCAGCGACAGAGAAATCGCAGGCGTTGATGTCGGATTCGCCACCGTGCCGGAAACGCCGTTCGCCGTCGTGACCGATACCTTGGTGACTGTGCCGATTGACGAACCGCCGCCGGCATTGATGACCGCGGTCAGATCCACGAACCACTTGAGCCAAACCGGATTGAACTCGGCCTTGCCGGTTTTCTCGTCAACCAGGATAGGCAGTGCCCACGTCGGCGGCGGCTGGAATGTGGTTGCCATCAGAGTGTGCCGATATCCAGTTGAAGTTCAATCGCCTGCAGGCGCATCGTCGTATTCGACCGGTGCCGCAGGTTATGCGCGCGCCGCGTGAACGTGCCGCAATTCGTCAACCGCGGCTGGTTTTTCGACAAATCGACCGCTCTGAAATTCGACCATTTCGACGGGTCGTAATCGTAGTCGTTCACGCGGACCATGAGTGTGCTGCCGGCCTGTTTGTCGGCAATGAACTCCAGCGCCTCCATCTGTTTCCGGCGTTTCGTTCCGCCATCGAAATTCGGCGTGTAGATGTCGCACTGAATCACGTTGCCGTCGTCGTTCGTGTAGTCGCGGTCGCCGTAATACAGTTTTCCGTTCGTTTCGTGTTGCCAGATGTGTTGCAGCGTCGATGTGTACGTCGATGCAACCACCGGAAAATAATTGCCGTTCGTGTCCGTCCACTGGTGCCACATTTTTTCAGTGAGGTCGTACGCCAGCGTCAGGTTTGAATTCTTGATGGTGACGATGTAAAACTTGTGCCCCTCGTCCTTGAATTGCCACGAAAACAATTTTGTAAAATCGAGTTCGTCAAGCAACCGGTCGATTGGTTTCGTCGATACGATTTCGGCTTTCAGATTGTCCATCGCCATCACTTGCGGTGCGGCCGAACGGTTTGTCGCAATCCAGAACAGCGTGCCGTCGATGTCTTGCACCGAGTCTGCATTGACGCAGCCGAAATTCACTTTCGCGCCCTGCACGGCTCCGAGGGGCGAACCGGTTGCATTCGCTGCGTCGTAGAAAACTTCGGTAGACCACTGCTTCATCGCAATGACGTAGACCAACTGTTTCGCCAGCGCAACGCCGCCGTCCGGTTCGATCTGCGCGATCAGCGTATTTAACGCTGGGAATGAAGTCGTATCGTTCAACGCCGACGCCTGAATCGTCGCCGTGTTGTTCATCACATACGTCGATGCGTCCAGATAAGCGGAACCTTTGACTCGGTTGGTAATCAGGTTCACATCCGTGACTTGAACGATTCCGCCTGACGGGTCGTAGTTGTACGCATTCACCCCGTTGTCGAAAAACATCTTGTTCGTCGAACCGAGGATTTGATTGAACCGGTAAACGCCTCCGGTCGTGTCCAGAGTTCCAGACAACGGCGTCCCGTTCTTGTACATCGTCGCGCCGAATATCGAATAGATGTCGTTTTTCCAGTTGTATACGCCATACCCGTTCGCGGCGCCGCCTGACGGTTGCGATTGCGTCAGCGTGCCGGCGCGCTTGTAGATATTGTACGTGCCGTCCTTGGATTTTTCGGTGTAGCAGTTGACCAGGCGCGCGTCTTTCAACGTGGTGTCGTCGCGGTTTTCCGGTTCGACCACCAGCGGAAGACGCTTCGGCATTGCTACGGTGGGTGCCTGTGCCATCGCCGTTTACCTGAAGTTTGACGCCTGCATACCGGCAAGCTGCGAATCTGGAACCATGCGCGTGCTCGCGTCTTCCACATCCCAATTTTCCAGCGCCATCTGATACTTCATCGCGTTCCGTTCACAGCGGTCCATGATCGCCTGCGGCTGGCCGGTCGCTATCTCGTTTGCCAGCCCCCACGACAGCAGGTTGAACCATTCCAAAGGGAAATTCATCGTGTCCGTCGTGCCGGTGAAATTCGTCACCTGCTGCTGAATCAGCAAATGCGCCGTGCCCAGTGCCGCGGTCGAGTCCGGCGTGAGCCAGAAATACACGTTCAGCGTCAACTGCTGCTTGTCCACGAAATACTGCGAAATTGCGCCCTGCTGACCCGTCTGCGAGAGCGTCAGCCATTCCTGCCACGACATTGGGTAAATCGGCCGGCGCACGGGCGGACTGCTGTTGTCGGCGAAATACCCCTGCAGCGCGCGCAGCGGTTTCGTCATCGACACGGTGCCGGTCAGCCCCAGCGAATAGAAATTGACCCCCGCCGTCAGGGTAATCGACAGATCCTCCAAGAGCCACAGTTTCAGCCCTTGGGTCTGATAGTAATTGATGAGCGAGTTGAGCCGGTTGCCGTATTTGGCGAACTGCTCTGAACTTGGGTCGTCGCCGTCCTGCAGCAAACCCGCATTCTCCATCGCCTCCCGAATCACCCGGTCAGGCGTGTTGAACGTCACTGGGGATGTCACGGCTTACCTCCCCGTCGGCGCGTATAGCTTGACCAGCCTCAGAAAAATGGTGAAATTCTGCGTCGTGCCAGCCGAATACCCGCTCGTCGCCAGATTGATCGAACCGTCGTAACCGGTCAGCAGCGTGTTCGGCAGAAAACCACCGTCACCCGTGGCGTCAATTTTGCCGCGGCCGGCGATCGGCGCAATCTGCTGCGGCGAATTGCCGTTCCACGACAAGACGATTTCAAGCCCCTGGCCGATTGAATACATGATCGCATCGACGCGGAAACCAGAAATCACCTGCCAACGGTCATTGTTCGTGAAGTCAGACGGCTTGATAACGGACGTTTCGGTGATGTTTGAATCACTCAGCACGCCCGTCAATTTCACAACAGCGTTCCGCGGCCCTTCTTCGACGATTTGTTTGTCTACGAGGGTGGACACGTTACTCCTTCACCGATGCAAAACGCGCAGCGCGCACCACGCGCGCCACGCTATTCCGATTACTGGCCGGTCGGACGCTCGATGTAGCCACCTTCAACCGCGAAAGCCGGAGCACCCGCGTTCGACGCACCGAACATCGCCATCGTCAGGAAGTAACCCGGCGCTACAACGATCGGGCAGACCGGAATCGTCAGGAACTTCTGGTTGGTCGTGGTGCCGTTGACCACATGCGAGCTTGCCACGTCGCCGAAGGTAAACACGTACTGGTCGTTGACAACCGGCAGCGCGCCGTTGACTTCGCCCGCGGCAACCAGCCAGCCCTGCGCCGACATGATGACGGTCGTGATCGTGCCGACGTTAATGTACGCGCGCGATTGGTTGGTCGAGAGCGAGTTGACGTTGTGCGGCGTCAGAACGGTGCCGGCGGTCGTCAGTTTTGTCGAGAGCGGGTCCAGACGGAACGAGTAGTTCCAGATGGTCGCCGATGTCGGAACCGCAGTCACCGAGAATTTCAGGTAGCGCAGGTAGATGTTGATGCCGCTGCCGGTCGAGTTCTGGTTCTGCAACAGGAAAGCCGGCGACGCCTGACCGTGGGTGGACGACTGGGTAGCAGCATCGTCAACGACAGAGGTCGTGGTCGCAACGCCGGTGGCCGGGGTCGCGGTGGTGAAGCTGAAATAGTTGCCTTCGTCCGCCGCACCGTTGTCGCCCGCGAAAATGAGCGACGACTTGCTGCTCGAAGTGATCGGATAGTTGAGGTTCGGAACGGTCTGTGCCATTGTGATTCTCCTTTACGGGTTCGATTAAGCGGCTTGCGTCGGCAGGTACTGCGGGGTCTTGTCCGGCGTGTGCGTGTGCCAGTTCTGCCCATACATGAAACCGGACGACGCGGTAATCAGCAACGCGGTCGATGCCAGCGCAAAACTGGTGTTCCCGTTGTAGATACCGGAGTTGGTGGAACTGTTGGTCGTGATAATCAGGCCCGTTGCCGTGCCGGAAGCGTTTGCCAGGTTGAATACGTTGTTCTGGATGCTGA